ACCAGTTGAAGCACCAGCGGTCGAAGCTGCTCGCCCAACTGTTTCAGCAGCATACTTCACAAAGCCACGCATCGAATTGACAGCAGCTAAGTATGCAGAAAACTCAATCCGTGCAGCACTAGGTGACGAAAACGCTCGTCAGTACCTACGCGCAGCAGATGACACAACAGATAACGCTGGTCTAGTACCAACACGCCAACTGTCAGAAATCATCAACCCACTAGGCACAACAATCCGTCCTTCCATCGAAGCAATCTCTCGTGGAGTATTGCCAGATGCAGGTATGTCATTCGAGATTCCAAAAATCACAGTAATGCCAGAAGTCGGCGAAATTGCAGAAGGCAGCGCATTTACAGACACAGATCAAAACTCAGCGTTCTTATCAGTAACTGTAAAGAAGTATGCAGGACAACAGACATTCTCTGTTGAACTTCTTGATCGCACATCACCAGCCTTCTTTGATGAGCTAGTTCGCAACATGGGCGCAGCTTACGCAAAGGCAACAGACACAGCAGTTCACGCAGCAATCGTTTCAGGTGCAACACTTGATTCAACATCAATCACAACATATCCAACAGCAACAGAATTGCTAGGATTTATTTCTCGCGGTGCAGCTTCTGTTTATTCTGCAACAGCAGGACTTCCAAATCCATTTGCTCGCAACCTTATTGCTAACACTTCACAGTGGTCAAACTTAATGGGTCTTAACGACACAGGTCGCCCAATTTACAATGAAGTAACAAATCCACAAAACCAACCAGGATCTGCAACACCAACTGCTCTTCGCGGTCGCGTTGCTGGACTTGATTTGTATGTGACAGCAAATGTTGCAACAGCAAATAACACAGACAAAGATGGATCACTTATCATTGTGAACCCAGATGCTTACACATGGTACGAGTCACCAACATACCGTCTCCGTGCAGAGTCAACAGCTACAGGATCTGTAACTATTGGTTACTACGGTTACGGAGCAATTGCTACAAAGGTAGGCGCAGGCGCGTTTAAGGTTAACAAGACCTGATAGCAACACCCTAAGTCGCTCTAGGGGGTCAGTAGCCCTCTGATCCCCTAGAGTCTTTAGAAAGGAATGGGAATGGCACTTACAACAGTTTCAGAACTCCGCAGCACTCTCGGAGTCGGTACCTTATACACTGATGCCGTCCTTCAAGAAGTATGCGATGCCTCTGATGCAGTCCTTCTTCCAATGCTATGGAACAACTATACATTTAATGTGGGACATAGCAACACAACAACAGAGGGCACTCTATATTTTAATGAATCTATAAAAGATGTTTTTTATGTAGGTCAAACAGTAACTATTACTAGTAATGGCGCACCACATAACGGATCTAAAGCGATTACTGGTATGAGCGATACATCTATTACTTATGCGGTGACAGGCTCCCCAACAGCACAACCTCGACATACAGTTACACCTTTTGGACAAGTTGCAGCCGTGGCAACAGTTGATTACACGACCGACACAGCAATTCAGAACGCAGCTTTAATGGTATCTGTTGAAATCTGGCAAGCGCGTACAGCCACCCTTTCAGGCAGTAACGCAGTCGATTTCCAGCCAAGCCCTTACCGAATGAGCGCACAGCTTCTCGCTAAGGTGCGAGGATTGATTGCACACGCGCTAGACCCTCGTTCAATGGTGGGCTAATGCCGCCAGTAGCGATAACAACACTCCGCACTACTTTAGCCACCGCGCTAGTAGATAACACTAAATATCAAGTATTTGCCTTTCCACCTGCCACAGTTCTTGCTAACTCTGTAATCGTGTCTCCAGATGATCCTTATTTGACTCCTAGCAATAACCAGCACATCACTATCAGCCCAATGGCTAACTTTAAGATTATTATGACTGTCCCTTTGTTTGATAATGAAGGCAACCTTAACGGCATTGAAGATACTGTCTGTGGCGTGTTTGCCAAGTTAGCAGCATCATCTCTGGTCTATAATGTAAGCGCAATCAGCGCACCAAGTATTCTCAATGCTGCTTCGGGTGACCTACTCAGCTGTGAGATGTCCGTATCAATCCTTACGAGTTGGAGTTAAAATGTCCGAGTGGGAAAAAGAAAACGAAGCCTTCCTGATCAAGATCGGGCAGGTAACACCAGCAACACCAAAGCCAGCAACTACTAAGAAAGACGAGGAATAATCTCATGGCTGTATTTCTAAACAATAATGTGGGCGTGAAGATCAACTCAGTCGATCTTTCAGACCATGTCACAGCAGTAACAATCAATCGCACATTCGATGAGCTAGAAGTAACTGCAATGGGTGACTCAGCACACAAGTTCGTAAAAGGCTTGGAAGCATCTAGTGTAACTATTGATTTCCTCAACGACACAGCATCAGCAAATGTATTGGCAACACTACAGGCAGCATGGGGAACAACAGTCACAGCTGTATTCCTACAGACAAAGGGAACAGCAGTATCTGCAACAAACCCTCTATACACTGTTTCATTGCTAGTCAATAACACAACAGACATCAATGGTGCTGTTGGCGATATTGGCACACAGTCAATCACATTCACTGCTAACTCAACAGTTGCAGTAGCCACAACGGGCACATTCTAAACAACTAAACAAAGGGGCAAACCATGGCAAAACTAAAGATCGTTCGTACAGATGGAAGCGTGCTAGAAGGCGAGATCACACCAGCCGTTGAATACAGCTTTGAATCTTACGCTAAAAAGGGCTTCCACAAAGCTTTCCGCGATGAGGAAAAGCAGACCGATGTTTATTGGTTGGCATGGGAAGTAACACGCAGAGCAGGTGAATCTGTTAAGCCTTTTGGGATTGACTTCATTGAGACACTTAAAAGTGTTGAGGTGCTTGACTCAGACCCTTTAGCTTAAAGCGCGATCTTCCATTCACCTATCTAATTGCTAGGCTAAGCATTAGGTTGGGAATCGCGCCACAGCAGTTATTAGATTTAGATAAGACAATGCTCGATGCACTTGTGCAAGGGCTTAAAGACGAAGCGAAAGAGGTGCGCGATGCAAATCGAGTTACGCGGAAACGCTGATCTTCGAAAAGCATTGCGCCGCTTCGCACCCGATCTAGAAAAATCTCTTAAAATTGAAATGAAGCGAGGACTTGCCCCGGTGGCAAAAGCGGCTAGGGGTTTTGTCCCATCTCAATCACCTTTAAGCAACTGGTCTGGTCGATCATTTAGTGAAGGCAAATTTCCAATCTTTAATGCTTCAACCATTAAAGCAAAGATTGGTTATACAACTGCAACATCTAAACCTAATCGACAAGGCTTCAGCACAATGGCTAGAGTGTTCAATGATTCACGCGCTGGAGCCATTTATGAATCTGCTGGACGCAATGGCCCACAGGGTCAACCGTGGGTTGGTCCCAAAGGGCCAGCAGGCAATAAGTTTTCACACTCTCTTAATCCTAGAGCTGGAGAACAGTTTATTGCTGCGCTTCCACCTCTTACAGGTAGTCTAAAGGGTCGTGGTCGCTTAATATTTAAGGCATGGTCACTTGATAAGGGCAGAGCTGAAGGCATAGTCAATAAAGCTATAACAACAGCAGAGCAAGAATTGCTAAAGCGTTCAAAAGCTAACTCACTAAGGAGTGCAGCGTGAATTATCAAGAAGTAATTAGTATTGCGTCCAAGTTTGATGCCAAAGGATTTAAGCAAGCTGAAACCGCACTCGGCAAGTTAGCAAGCACCACTAAGAAACTAGCAGGAGCAGCAGGTATCGCATATGGTGCTGCTGCCATTACTGCTTACGGCAAGGCAGCAGTTAAGGCTTTTGCAGAAGATGAAGCAGCAGCAAGACGATTAACAACAGCTGTAGAAAATCTAGGCATTGGCTTTGCTAATCCTCAAATTACAGAATACATTGCCAATTTAGAAAAGTCAGCGGCTATTGCAGACGATGTTCTTCGTCCAGCATTTCAAGGTTTATTAACTACAACTGGATCATTAACTCAGTCTCAAAAACTTCTTAATGATGCAATTACAATTAGCCGTGCATCTGGAATTGATCTTGCAACTGTTACGGATGACCTTGGTAAAGGCTATGTTGGTATCACGCGAGGACTTATTAAATACAACACAGGATTGACTAGAGCAGAACTTCAATCTAAGTCGTTTAATGAAATCCTTGGTACTATCCTAAAAAGATCAGCAGGAGCAGCCGAAGATTATCTCGGCACAACTGCTTACAAATTTGATGTTCTTAGCGTTGCTTCTTCTAATGCATCTGAAATCATCGGTGGAAGCTTAGTTGATGCTTTTGCCCTTGTAGGCGGTGGCACAGATGCAGCAGATGCCGCTTATGCTATTGAGACTATTGCCACAGCTTTAGGTAAAGTAGTTGTCCAATCTGGTCGCACTATTGGCGTTATTCCTACTTTAATTAAGAACCTTAAAAATCTTCCTAAGAACATTTTTTCTGGCTTTGCTGGCAAACAGTTTGGGGTCAATCTTAATATTCCAGACAAGAAAGAAGAACAAAAACTTACTCTTACTGAGAAGAAGCAACAGGAACTCCTTGCCAAACTTGAAAAGGATTCATTGGCTAGAGAGAAAGAAAGACTTGCTCTACTCAATAAGCAGAACACAGCTAAGAAGCTGCAAAGCGTTATTGACAAGGCTAACCTTGCTCTAGGTAAGGGAACCGATGTCTTTGATTTAGATAAGATCCAGATTGCAGCAGCTTTGACTAATCAGGCTGAGGCTTTAGGCAAGGCAACAAGCGCAGCACAGGTCTTACAGATTGCTAATGATACTGCTCGTCTAAATGTCAAGCGTTCAATCAATGATCTAGAAGATGCAATAGCCTCAAAGGATGAAAAGGCAATCATCAATGCCACAGCAAAGTTAAATGCCGATCTCAAATCACTTGATGCTTTGACTGGTCAGAATACTAAACTTGCAGACATTAAATCTATTCTTGACAGCCTTAAGCCTAAAGAATTGATTGACCAAGAAAACCTGAATGAAGCATTAAGAAAAATTAAATCCATGCTTGATCTATTGGCTTCTGTTAATGCACAAAGTCAGGCTAAAGTGCCTACAAGTGCTTCCCTTGGCTCAGGTATTCCTGCTAAAGATTACATTGCACCAGTAAGCATGAAGGATGCACTAGCAGCATCAACTAATGCTCTTATTGAGTACGCAGATGCAGCAGCAGCTCGCGCCAATGCCTTTGCAGATTTATTAGACTTGCAGAACGCAGCAGATTTAGCAGCTTTGCAGGCAAGTTCTTTGTACGATAACTCAGGAGCATTGCAGTCTTTCCGTCAAAGGGAGTCTGCTTCTATGGGAAACACAATTATTGTAAACACAGGCATTGGTGATCCCAACGCTATTGCCGAGGCTATCGACCAAGTTCTTATCGATGCTCAACAGCGTGGAACTCTTAGAGGTTATCAGATCGCATGACATGGCTTCCAGAATGGCGAGTTACAGTAGGTGATGATGTCTATACGACAGTCACCTCTGTTTCTTTTGCATCTGGTCGTTTAGATATTGATCGACAAGCCACAGCAGGTTACTGCCAAGTAGAAATTATCAACACTACCAATGCAGCTTTTACGATCAATGTTACTGAGCCAATTACCCTAGAGTTAAAAAATGGAACTGGCACTTATGTCACCGTGTTTGGTGGCGAAGTATCAGATTTCAATGTGGGAGTAAGAAGCCCAGATGAAACTGGCTACATCACTACTGGCACAATTCTTGGCATTGGTTCCCTCGCTAAACTGACAAAGGCTGTCTATAACACAGCCCTTGCAGAAGGTTTAGATGGCGCACAGATAAGTGCGATCCTTGGCGCAGCTCTTAATCTGTCATGGGCAGAGGTAACTCCAACAGATACATGGGACACCTATCCAGCAACCGTCACATGGAATGATGCCGAGTCCTACATTGGCACTATTGACTCAGGCTTTTACACAATGATCGCTGTTGCAGCTAGTGCCTCTGCTAAGTCTCAGACACTTGCAGATCAGATTGCTTCCAGCGCACTGGGTCAGATTTATGAGGAAAAAGATGGAGATGTCTCTTATGACGATGCAGACCACAGATCTAACACTCTTGCAGCAAATGGCTATACTTTCCTCGATGGCTCATTTGCATCACCATCCTCTATCAAATCCACAATTCAGACTGCTCGCATCCGTAACAGCCTTATCTATCGCTATGCCACAGGATACGGCAGCACCTACAGTACCTCTGATGCGGACTCCATAGCCACTTACGGACTGTTTGAGCGTTCATTTGACTCTAACATTAAGAACCTTGCAGACATCACGGATATTGCCAATAGAGAGCTTAATCTAAGGCGTGTGCCTAAAGGCTCACTTGGAGCCATCACCTTCCGTCTAGATAATCCAGACATGACCACGGCAATGCTTGACAGCCTAGTCGGAGTTTATTTCGGTCAGCCTGTGCTTATCAGCAATCTGCCAAGCAATCTTCTTG